TTGGTGTTTTCACAAAGGATGATGAGGAAGACGATGTTGTAATTGAAACTCCAGAGCAATTCTTGGAAAAGTTCAATTCAGAAAAGAAAAAAGGTGCAATCGAGATTGTTGATAATTTCATTGGTCAATTTGGAGAGGATTACCAGAAAGCGTTTGATGCCATATTTGTAAAGGGTGTAGACCCTAAAGATTATTTTGGCGTATATAACAACGTAGTGAATTTTGCTGAATTGGACTTGTCCAATGAAGACAACCAAGTGAGAGTGATCAAACAAGCTTTGGCAGACCAGGGATTTGATAGTGATGACATCACAACAGAAGTTGAAAGACTTAGAAACTACGGAGATTTAGAAACAGTTGCTAGCAAGCATCACAAGGTGCTTGTTAAGAAGGAAGCAGCAAAGTTGCAACAAATGGAGCAACAAGCTGAACAACAACTTCAGCAGAAAGCAATGATTCGAAATCAGTATATACAAAACGTTCAGTCTGTCCTTCAAGACAAATTGAAAACAAAGGAGTTTGATGGAATTCCATTAAACCCCAAATTGGCATCAGAACTACAAGACTTCCTTTTGGTAGATAAGTACAAAACTCCGTCAGGAGAAACCCTGACAGATTTTGACAAGACTATCCTGGAGCTCAAGAGACCTGAGAATCACGCTTTGAAAGTTAAAGTGGGACTTCTTCTAAAAATCTTGGAAAAAGATCCTACACTATCTACCATTCAAAGAACAGGGGTGACTAAGAAGTCAACTCAGTTGTTTGAGGAAGTCGCAAGGCAGACAAGTAAAAAACCTGCTTCTGGTGGCAATCCTGGAAAAGCGAACTCATGGTTCTTATAAATTAAATAAAACAAAGTCAACAAAAAAATGGCAATTCAAACAATCCCAGGTTTAACTGGCTTTACCTATGCCCGTGTTGCGTCAATGGACAAACGTGCTGTAGGAAAGCTAACTGATTCAAATCACTTGGAGTCGTTTCACTCCACTGAGCCAGCTGATTATGACAAGAAGATCATCTCCTTGTACACTCAGAGCTCATTGTACAGCAACGACTTCCTTGATATGATCAACAAGTCCACTCCTTACTACATCGACAACAACAGCGATTCTTGGAAGTGGGAAGTTCAAGTTCCTTACAAATTCCCTAAAATCATTGACATCCCTAGCTCCACTGCTGAGTTGAGCAAGCCAGGTATCGATGGTCAGGAATTTCAGGTGGTATTGGACACTAACGAATTCTCTAAGAACGCTATCGTTTCTGTAGGTTCTCGTCAGTATGGTCCAAGATGGTATGCTGTAAAAGATCCAGTTCCTTGGAATGCAGGTTTCCTTTACACTTTCACATTGGTGTCTGATAACCCAATCGTGGATTTCGTAAGCCCTACCTTCTTGCAAATTGGTATCGAACTAGAACTAGTTGATGCTGCAATTGGTGAATTTGATCAGGATCTTCTTGGTTTGCCAAGACTTGGTGAGAAAATCACTATGTTCGAATCTCTTGGTTCTGGATATGGTTTTGAGCACCAAATCACTGCATGGGCTGACGACAAGACTATGCGTGATGCTTCTGGTAAGCCTCTTGATATCTTGGTGTACGCTCCTCAGCGCAGAAACCAACTTCCTCTAACTCGTAACGATGTTAAGTGGGAGCCATTCGTAGAATTCATGTTGAGAAAAGCAATGCTTGAGCTTAAGGTGAAGCGAATGATCTGGTCTAAGCCTGGCACTGTAAAAACTAATGGTTCTAAGCAAGAGTTGAAGCGTGTATCTGCTGGTGTTTACCACAGAATGCGTAACAACGGTAACTTGGTACAATACAACCGTGGAGAATTCTCCGCAAACCTTATCCGTTCCGTGTTTGGAGACTTGTTCTACAGACGTGTGGATGTTAAGGACAGACGAGTGAAAATGTACACTAACGAAGCTGGCTTTGACGTGTTCCAGCAGGCTTTGAAAGCTGATGCATTGAACTCTGGCCTTACCTTCATGGCTGATTCTGGAAACAGATACATGCAAGGAGAAGGACAGCACATCACTTACAACTTTGCATTCGATGCAATGGTTACTCGTGAAACTGGTCGTGTGGAACTTATCCACTTGAAAGAACTTGATCTTCCTCAGTCTAACTTGGAATTTGGACAGAACAAGAAGTCAACTCCAGTGTTCATGGTATTTGATGTGTCTCCAATGTCTGATGGCTCTATGGTGAACAACATCCGTGAGGTACGTATGAAGGGTGCTCCTTCTATGACTTGGGGTTATATCGATGGACGTAGACACCACCTTGGCTTTGCTAAGTCTCAGGGTATGTCTTCTGCCAACAAATTCCCAGGCTACGAAATCTGGATGCAAGATCGTTGCGATGTATTCATCGAAGACTTGTCAAGAACTGTCCTAATCGAAGAAATTCCACAGTTCTAATATAAAATCTCCCCTCGTGTCAATCATGAGGGGAGTTTTATTCCTCTTTAAAACAGAGTGTGGGTCAGTGAGCCTAGCCATTTGATTGGTGCACTCTGCAAACAAACCAATACAAATCAACTACATATGGGTAATAAACTTGGAAAAATCTCCACGATTAAGAAGGAGTACAACAGTGCTGGTATGCAAACCATGCAAGGAGGATTATCGTCAAGAGGACTATCTAGAATTCCAGGAACTGGAGTTTTTAAATATCCTTACAAGGAACTTGATGGAAGATATAGAACAGGCTTAGATGCTGAAGCTGCTTACATCAAAAGAATTGCTGATCCTACAGAACGTGAGATAGAAATCGAACGTGTTACAGCTTTGAGAGAGAAACTTGAGAATGCTCTAGGAGGTATAGATCTTGGACCAAGAGCTCCTTTCTGGAACTACAGCTTGTCTAAGTCTACTGATGACACAGGACATGTTCAGCCAGTTAAGCTTCTAGATGGTGACAACTATTTTGACTTGTCAATTCCATTTCAAGAACTTGCTTTCTCTTGGTTAAGAGTTCACCCAACCATTGCTAGTTCTTATCAAGCATGGGAAAGAGGTGACTATCCAGCAGATACACAATTCTACGTTGTAGATGATGATATCGAAAATGCTGTAGTATTCAAGAAGAAACAATTGATCAACAGAGCTATTGCTAAGTTTGATGCAATGTCTCCTGAGAAAAAGAGAAAAGTAGCAAGACTTCTAGGACTTCCAGTTACAGAAGATTCTAAAGAAGATTTTGTATACAACCAAGTGGATAACGTTCTTAAACAAACTGAGTTCAAGTCTGGTAAATACCAAGGATTGTCAACAATCGAAGTGTTTAACAGATTTGCAGACATGAAAGAAAACTTACTCCATATTAAAGATTTGGTTAAACAAGCCATTGCACATTCAGTGTACAGAGTTAAGTCCAGTGGACGTGTCTTTGAAGGTGAATATGAAGTGGCAAAAGATGAGGATGAATTGGTGAAGTTCTTGGCTAACGATGATAATCAAGACGAACTAATCACCCTAGAGCAAAAGTTGAAATCTAAGAAACTCGCTTCTGTATGATACCTGTAGATAGTTTATTATATAAAATTGATCAAAAACTAAATAAACTATCGACCAATGAGCATCAGCAGATTCAACTCGAAGATAAAATCTTAGCTTTGAATGAGGCTCAGATAAAGCTTATCAAACAGAAGGTTGATGGATTTAGTGTTGTCAATGGTATGGGAATGGACGCTTTCAAAAAGCGTTATGAAGACTTGCAAAGACTTGTAATTAATTACAATCGTGGTAAGTTACCATTACATCTAAAGAATGAAACATTAAATCAGTGGACAGCTGATATTGATAAGCTTGATCCAAAGTACATGTTCTACATTGACAGTTATGTTTTAGCTGACAAGGGAGTGTGCAAGGATCGACAAATTTGGATAAACAAAGACTTGGCAAAACATGGTGATTTGCAGTTCTTATTGAACAACGTTCACTACAAGCCATCTTTCGAATATCAAGAGACATTTAATTTTATCTCCTCAGATGAAATTAGTATATTCACAGACGGAACATTCACTCCTAGTGATGTATACATCTCTTATATGAGATATCCAATCTACATTGATAAGGCAGGATATATCAGGTTTGACGGCCAACCATCTACAGATGTTAACTGTGAACTTGAAGAATATCTAGAGGATGAGTTGGTTGATCTAACAGTCCAAAACCTTGCAATGTATACAGAGAATGCTTCTGCGGTACAAAGTGCCCAGTTCAGAATACAAACAAATGAATAAATAAACTTAACAAACAAACAAAAAAATGGCTGATTTCTCGTTAACCACCCTTTTTGTAGTTCCAGTAGGGCAAACATCTCTCCCTAGCTCTGGTTCTACTCAGGATCTAACTGCTGGTCAAGTTGGTTTCTTCAAGAACGACTACAGTGTGGCTACAGCTGGCAACATTGCTGCTGCTCCATACTTCTATGTAGCTCAAGGTAGACAAAACACCTACCTACAAGGCTCTAAGCGTTCTGATAAAATCAAGGGTTGCCCATCTGGTTCTGGTTGCTCATCTAACGTAACTGAATGGTACAAAGTATCAGGTTGCGGTACTCCTGCTGTCCAAATTACTGATGTAGGTAACTGGAACGTACAGTGTGGAGAAGTTGTGACTCTTACTCTAAGAGCTCATTCTAGTTATCTTGACACCTTGTACTTCAACGGTTTCACTCGTTCCGTAACTGTACAAGCTCCTTGCTGCGATTGCGGTGCTGATCCTTGCGCTGATGTTAACGTTCCTGCGTTGATCGATCAGTTCATTTTCCAATTGAACCTTGCAGCTCCTGGTAACAACCCTGACAACATTACATTGTCTGATTTCTACACTTTCCAAAGAATTGGTAACAATGCTAGTGCTGTTCTTCGTATCTCTGGTAAGCCTCTTACTAAATATGGCCAGCCTTGCGATATTGCTGCATTCCCTTGGGAATATGACAGAATGTACTTCCGTACTTTCGTATACCAAGGTCCAGCTACCACTGCTGACTTCATCGTAGCTGATAACTGCGATATCGTTGCTAACCCTGTTGTTGTACAGAGAGCTTCTTACCCAACTGGTACTGCTGAAGAAATTGCTCAACTTGAGAAAAACTTCTACAGCTATCAGGCAGGTTACTTGAAGCACTTGTACAGAATGAACGGTTACAACGAGAACTTTGAATCTTATGTAACTACTGGTACTATTTACAACACCTATTACATCAAGTTCAATCAGTTTGATCGTTCTGCGTATCAGTGGGGTGATTACGTATATGAGGATAGCATGGTAATTGTTGCTGTTCCTAATGCTGCCACTCCAGGTAACGCTGGTATCTCTGCTGCTGTTGAGGCTGTTCTTGAAGCTGCTCTTGGTACTGTAGTTGACAACAATGCTTGTATCACTACTACTACCACTACAACTTCTACACCTCCAACAACAACTACCACTACTAGCACTTTGATTCCTTAATAGTAGGTAAGTTAAAATTTGTATAACCTATGCCAGAGGGTGAGAGGATTAGTTCTCAAAATCCTCTGGCATTTTCTTTATAACTCCCATGCCAACTCTGAAACTAGACATTCTCGTAGTTCCAACATACAACACGCTAACATTAGCTGTTGCTGATGCATCTACTTACCCAACTACCCCACCAAATGTCTCATCTCCATCTATTGAGATAAATGTTCCAAACTTTGGAATAGTAAATCTTCCATTTGTAGTGAATGATTTGAATGTCTTTACCACCTCAAACTTGGGAATCACACCACTTGGTAATGATCCTCTTCCTGATGGTATTTACTATCTTAAGTATTCAGTGGCACCAGCAAACATAAACTTCGTTAAGAAGACTATTATGCGTACTGAGAGACTTCAAGAGAAGTTTGATGAGGCATTTATGAAGCTTGACATGATGGAGTGTGATAGAGCAATTAAGACACAATCTAAGGTGGAACTTACAACTATATCATTTTTTATTAATGGTGCTATTGCAGCAGCTAATAATTGTGCTACAGTTGAAGCAAATAGGTTGTATCTTCAAGCTGATAAAATGCTGGATAACTTCCTAAGAAACAACTGTGGATGTTCAGGAAATAATTACGCAACCGTAACAACTTATTACTAATATGGCAAAGTGTTCAAGCTGTGGAGCAAGCGTAGGATGTGGATGCAACCTTAAGAATGGTATGTGTGCATATTGTGCAGATAAAAAGAAGGAGTCAATCACAGTACAACCACCCACCTCTCAAAATCAATAGATATGTTACAACCTAGATTAACTTCCTGTTCTGAATGTGGTGAAATCCCTGATTTGCTGGCTGATATAGAGTGCAAGATTACAGAGGTGGCAAAGAATCTGTACAATAACACTGTGTTTGCACTCAATATGCCAGTTCCATATACAACAATGATAGATCTTTTGAACTACAGAAGAATCTTGACATATAAGTATTGTAACCCAGATTACGCTAAAAACTTTAGCGTTTGTCAAATAGCTAGTAAAGTGAAACTTCTAAAATATAAATAAATGAGCTGCTCTAATTGCTTTAATGGATGCACTGAAATCATATCTGATCAGTGCGTAAGATATACAGGATACGGTATTCCTGCCCTTGGTATTTCCAATGGGGACACACTTGCTTTTGTTGAACTACAAATTGCAACATTTATCATAGATTTATCCACTGGTAATGGCATTATTCCTGTCATTAAACCAGCTGATCTCTGCCCATTGGTGAGTGGCTTTCTTCCAGTGTCTGGTGAAATAACTCTTAATGATGTTATCTCAGCACTGATAAAATCAATTTGCGCTTTAAAAACCAGTGTCACCGCAATTGAATCAACACTCACCACCCTTAACGCCAATTACACAATTGGATGTCTTACAGGTGTAACAGCATCATCTGATACACATGATATTCTCCAAGCAGCTATTAATAAGCTGTGCTCAACAGCTGCTGACTTAACAGCACTAGAGCTTGATGTAACAACCAACTATGTTCAGCTTGCTGATTTAAATTCACTTATTCAAGCCTATTTGAACAGCATTGCACCATCCAACTTGTACAAGAATAATATGGTACCATACATTGCGTATGAATACTATGGCCCTATTACAAGCTTTGACATCACAGGAGCAGGATCTGGCTTGTTTGCAAACGTGTATTTGTGTAACGGTAACAATGGAACACCAGACAAGAGAGGACGTGTTACAGCTGGTGTAACTACAGGAATGGGTGGAGGAACAATGAATCCTGCTGTAAACCCTGGAGGAGCTAATCCAAACTACACTCTGTTTTTCACCACTGGTCAAAATGCTGTAACGCTAAGTGCTACAGAGATTCCTTCTCACACGCATACAGCAACAGCTACATCCACTGCTGATCCACACTCACACTTTATTGCAAAAGTTGGTAATCAGATTTCAGATTTAACAAGTACAAGCCCTCTTGATACATACTATGATGTGTCTGGACTTTCTGGTGATAGATTTTCATATAATCTTAAGAGTACATCAGGAACTGCTGATCTTGGGCCAACTAATAATGCTACAGTGAATGTTACAACTAGTGTAACTGTTAGTCCTACAGGTGGTGGAGT